AATGTGCCAAGTTCCTTCTTTTATTTTTTTTACGTCAGTAAGTGCCTCTTTAAGTTTACCCATAGCTTTTTTAATAGCTTTATCTTTACTATCTTTATATTCTTTTTCTGGGCTTTCAATTCTTCCATCACCATCGTAATCTTTATCAGATAGTTTCTTTTCAGCAATTAACTCTTTTTGTAATTCTTCAGTTGCTTTTGATAATTCTCTATCTGCATCAGATAATTGAGCATTCATTCTTTCTATTTCTTCAACATCTACAGATTCTTCAATATCTACTGATTCTTCAGTAACAGTTGGTTCTGTTTGAATGCCAAGACTTGGAATTCCAGCAAGTCGAATCATATCTTGTGAGGTAGCTTGCCCATTCCAATCTTCTAATTTAGCATAAACAGTATCACCTGTAGCCGAGGCAGTCGTAGACTGTGCTGAATCATATCCGCCTTGTGCGGGCATTGACTCAGCTGTTTTAATTGCGGCCTGTTGCTCTTCAGAAGGGTTTTCAATCTGTTGTAACTTCTCTAAGACATTATACATATCCATAATAATAATCCTTATCTATAATCGTCAATTGATGCTTTAGGTTCAGGTAATTTATTTTTTGTACTACCTGCAGGACTTTTATTACCTGCAGAATCTGAATCAATATTATATACTACAGGATCGGTTTTTCCGCCTGCAATTTCAAATTTTGCATCGCCTGGGTTTTCGATATTTTTTTCTGGGCTTGCATATTTTTCGCTGGCTTCTTTTTGTTCTTTATTAGGATCGCTGTATTCAGCATTAAGAAGTGCACCTTCGCCATCTTTGCCTTCTTGTGATCCTTCTTCTTGAACTTTATCTTCAGCGACTTTCCAGCCTTCATCAAAAGTTTTATGCATAATACGAAAATGATTACCATCTATCCCAAGAGATTTTGCAACTTCTTGTAATGCCTGTTGGCCTGCTGGATAAGCTGTTTCTATATCAAAAATATGTACATCTACATTCTTAAGATGTGGAAAATCTAATGGACTTTCCGTAACTGGTGTTTTAATTGGATCAGACATTTTAAGTAAATCAAATTTACTGCAGGCTGTTTCAAAAGCCTTAAGAGTGTCCGACTCTAGGTCACCAGCTATTTTGATTCTATACTCATATGTCTGAGTTGATTCTGTTAAATATTCTCTAAAAGATTTCATCTGTTTTCCTCACTTATGGCAGTATTTATGCTATTCTTGATCTTTTGGCGTTTCTTTGCCAAGCAATTCTTTAAGTATCTCATTACGATCTAAAATATATCCTTGTCCGGTTGTTTCAAATTGTTCATCAATTGGTGTTGGAATTTTATCAATACGTGCTTTTTTAAGTTGTAAATCTATCATTTTAAGCTTCTTGTTTATCTTTGCTGTTTTTGCTGATATTGCATGTCCTAATAAATTACTAGCAACAGCAAAAATATCAGAGCTATAACGACTATCAACGTTCATACCAAGATCCATAAGATCTTTATAAGATTCTTGTGCTAATTCAGCCAATTCATTTAATTCTGTGTCACTAGCCTCTAATCCTTTTACTAATGTTAAAGATTCTTCAATTTTAGCTAAATTAGTTAAAGTTTTTTGTGGGATTTCGGGTTCAGTGATAGGGAGTATTGGTTCATTAAGATCATTTTCTCCCTCGGTTTCTGCGGATTTTTTAAGGGTATCATCTTTACTATCTAAATTAAATAGAGATTCTAATTTCTTTGTCATAAATGTATTTACTAAAACTTATGACTAGTTGTTATTTTCTAAAGATATCATCTTCAGTTATTACTCTGAATATAATTTTTTGTTGTTTACACCATGCTTGAGCAGATTGCCACTTAGCATGATTAAGAACTACGGCTTCTTTAGTTCCTTGAGATGCTTTACTTTCCATAATACTTTGTTTTTTGGGTTTAATTTCTACCAACTCTGTAACAATCTTATCATGTTTAGTTTTATATTGTACTAAAAAATCAGGGATATAATTTCTTTGTTTACCAGTAAACGGGTGACGATATGGAATTTTAACACATTCACTTGCCCATTTAATTACGCTCGGGTGTTCATCACAAAATCTCATAAAAGCATGTTCCCAACCACTTCTATAAGTTGGTGCTGAATTTCCCATATATTTTGCCATATTTCTTATAGCAAATTTACCTTTATGATACTTAGCCATGAAATTGACTCTATATTATGATATTCCGAGAAACAACCTGGCTGGCTTGTTGGACTACATTAACCCCAATTAATGTTGTTTTAGATCGTAACCCATTAAGATAATAAGCCATAGTAGAATTAACTTGTATACCATCTTGGCCTTGAAAAATATCTAATAACTCGTCTGTTGTTTTTCCATACCCTATTTTAATAGTAAAAAATACCGTAGTAAAATCGGCGGCTAACTCTGCATCAACAAAAACACTTTTAAAATAAGATAAAACAATATCATATTCGGCCGCAGAGACTTTAACTTCATTACTATAAAAAGAATCAAACAGTATTACTACTGCTTCTTTGTCGTCTCTTGTAACATTTACTGATGTGCCCATTATCTATTACTCGTTAAAATTGTTCCATTACTTGAAACTGAAATTGCTCTTTTATTAGCAGAGTCTGAAGAATCAACTTTTTTTGATAAAACATTTCTTTTAGTACGATCGGTTGGTGGTGTAGCAAATAAGAAGTCACTTGCCGCTTGTAATGGTGAACCGGTTCTTAATGCATTTATTAATCCTGAGGTAGCTTCATCTCTAACAATATCTCCTAAATCAACATCTTTAAATGTTTCAAAAGTACGTCCTGCTGTTTGTATTGCACCAAAAATATTACCTGATGCTAAATCTTCTGCAAAACCAAAACCAGCATCAATCAGTCCGGCTCGTCCAAAGACATTTTGTGCAGAACCTGGTCTATCTAATGAACTATGTACATGATCATAATGTTCTGGACTAGCAAATCCTGGGATTGGATCTCCATTTGCATTAATAAACCCTGAACCATACTTGACTGTTTCATATTCTATTGTCCAGGTGTGATTCATTACCTCGGAACCAGCTGAATAATCATATGTATCATGATTCATAGCATTGAGAACAGGATTAATTAAGGTATACGAAGAAAAATTATGTTGACTAAGTCCAAAAATAGTAATATCTCTAAAGAAAGGAGGTTTGTCTGTTCTACCATTTTCAACTTCACCCTGATAACCCCAATCATGTCCTACTGGAGTTGGGTCATAAATATCTCTTCTATTTAAATCTCCATTATTAGCGCCAGCACTTCCAATAAAAGAACTCTGTGCTTCTGTAAATAAATTATTAGATGGCGATCCACTATACTTCTGTGATGGATCTTTATAATAATAACTAAAATAATTAAACCAAAGGTCCCTTATTGTGTTACTATGATCATCATGAAATTCTACTGTGACTGGTTGATAATTAACTTTACTCTGTACTATCTTTTTTCTATTATATTGATTATATGTCTCAGTATCAAAAGTATACTGAGGTAACTGTATGTTTTTAACTAATACAGCAACTTTACCACGATCTGATTTAGCAAATGATCTATTTAAAAACGGAAGTTGTTGTACATTTAAATTAAAAAAGACATGAAATAGAAATTTTTGTTTGGGAGCAAGAGACATGCCCGCTGACGTAAAAGTCTTATGGGCATGTTCATAGTCTTTGAGGAAATCACTTCCGAAAAAACCTTTAAGGAAGTCTTGGCCAAATGCCATGTTATTAACCTGTTACGACTTCGCCAACTTCTCGGGCTACTGCTGTACCTACGCCAGAACCTAGTGGTGTTTGTATTGCATTATCGTAACGCATTTCTAGTGCTATTTGAACTGGGCCGCTATCACCATAACTAACATCACCATAATTCACACTATTTAAGTAACAACCATACATTTCCCAGGTTTCTAAAACTACTGGTTCGGTAGCACCGTTGCCACCATCTAACATTTCACAACGAGTTAAGAATTTATAGTCTATGCCAGCTGAAGCTGAAACCTGTTCCATAAAATCTAACTGTCTTTGTAATTGTTCACCAACTAGTCTAGATATATTTCCACCAGCATCATCACGTAAATTAACCGTGACCATATTCCAGGTATGTTTTCCTGCAAGATACATTCTTGAGTTATAAAGTTCTATTGGAACTTCTTCAAAGCTAACTTGTGGTCTAGTGAAATCTATTACTTGTTTCGTTAATTCTGTACGAGGTGTACTAACACCAAAATTATCAAATACCACTCTAAAGCGATATTTAAGTTTAGGCATTAACAAGCCTTGAGAATTTGCACTCTGGTCACTAGCCAAAGGCACCGTCATTCTTGATAAAGATGAAACAGACATTATTATATTCTCCTTAAAAATTCTCTTTCTTTTAGTTATTTATCCAAATCTCATCTGAAAAATTTAGGCAAAATAAATGTTCTTTTTAATCCAAAATAAAAGGGCTACGAATAGCCCTTTTATCAATTTTACTACTATTATAGAAGACCGGCGTCGATGTCACCTGTATTCTTTATGCGAACTGGAATATAGATAAATTCAACAGATTTAACTGGTTCTATTGCTATATCTACATAGAGTTCATTTCGATCAATTCGTGCATTTGTGTTATTTGTTTCATCGCAAACAACAAGGTAATCATATAAACCACGTTTTGCAACTATATCATTCATTAATTGCTCAACGCTATTCTTGACTTCGTCTCTTGTTGACTTGTCATTAGGTTCAAAGATATATCCTTTAGCTAACACTTCTAATCTATCACGAAGAAAAGCTACCAATCTAGCAACATTAATACGATCTAATGCACTAGGTGTAGCCGCTACTGTTTTGTTACCATAATTAAGAAGACCTGAACCCGGTAAGAAAGTTATTGGATTAACTTTATTTGCGTAACAAGTATCTCTTAATGCCAAGCGTGTTGCTATTGATTCAAATTCGCCATCTGCGGCTTTAATATATCCAATCTTACTAGCATTATCAATTTGTCCACGACGTTCACCTGCTGGTGCTAACCATGGATAACTAACTTCATCATTGCGTACTATTACACGTAACGCCATATGAGAAGGTGGAACAACTACTGTAGATCCTGATAAATCATTTGTTTGACCTGATGGCCAAAATACTGCGGCATAAGGATCGGCTGTTAC